TCAACCTTGACCGTCTTTATGACCGGCACGTTGTCAGGCTTAGTAGCCTCAAACGGGCTAAAGTCAAAAGCAAAAGAAGGAGCCAAAGATGTTGAAGCCTAAAGACAAAGCCCTACTTGCCTCATACGGTCGCTCAATGCTCGCTGCCGTCGTTGCGCTTGCAGTAACAGGCAACACCGACCCATCAGCATTGTTAGCAGCTGCGATTGGCGCGGTCTGCCCAACAGCATTGCGCTACTTAAACCCTAAAGACATGAAGTTTGGTCGTGGCAGTAGCCAAGGCTAAGGCTGGCGTGCCAAACGCACGCGACTACATCGGCAACGCAGACGGTGCATCACCAGCGCCCCGTGCCGGCATGAACGAATGGATTAAACAAGCAATCGCCGCATCAAATGGCGCGCTATGGAACAACGGGTCATGGGGTCAACGTGACATGCGCGGTAAGCCAGGCTCATTGTCGGTGCACGCAACTGGCAGAGCAGTTGACATGTCATATCGCAAATCAGAAAAAAACCCAAAAGCAGGACGCAAAGAAGCGCTGGTCTTTATTGACAAACTTGTGGCGAATGCCAACGATCTCGGTTTGCAATGTATTTTGGATTACTTCCCAGAGCCACAGGGTCGAGCATGGCGTTGCGATCGGTACGCATGGCTCAAATACGACAAGCCAACTATCCACGGTGCACCTAAGGGCGATTGGTTTCATATTGAGATAACCCCACAGGCTGCCGACTCGGTGATTTGGGTTAAAGCCGCATTCTTAAAGGTGTTCGGGGAAATCCCACCCAAGGCTTGATCTATGTTCTAGGGTCGGAGTACCGACAAAAGGACAGGCAATGACTGACCCACAGATAGTTGATTACAGCGTCTATACGGGAGTGATGGACAACGGCCAAGAAATCTTGGTTCAGATATTTTCTAGCCCAGAGTCGGGCAAGTTCCTAATGGGACAAATCGCATTCAGATCGGCAGCCTCATCATGGGGCGTGCCCATACCTTTGGAGAAACGATGAACTATTTTGCAGAAAAAATCATAGGGCTAGTGCTTTGTACGGTCTTTGGTTTTACGGTCGCTGTGGGGGCTCCTGACGCGTCTGGTAGCCCGTCTGGGACTATTGCGCTGGCACCCTTTGACGTCACGCCATACCTGATTGAACCAACCACGACTACCAGCTCAACGATCTACATTGACCCGTATTCGTCGGCTTGTGAGCAGTTCAGCGCGCTTGCCGTCAACCTTGGCTGGCCTGCCGATCAGCGCACCGTGCTCGAATCGGTCATGTTCAGGGAGTCGCGTTGCATCCCTAACGCTTACAACGGCAAAGACCCAAGTGGTGGCTCACGCGGTCTAATGCAGATCAACGGATTCTGGACACCATGGCTAACCGATGCCGGCATTATCACCGAGGCAGAAAACTTGTTACAGGCTGATGTTAATTTGCGCGCAGCGTTAGCGATTTACAACTACGGCGTTGACAAACACGGTTACGGCTGGGGGCCATGGAGCGCAACCAAATGAGTGAAGGCTGTGCATGGAATCAAGGCGAACTATCAGAAGAAACCCGACAAATGGTATTGGAGCAAGCAATGACAACAAGACACGACATGGCAATCTTTGATCTGATCAACCAGATTGCAGACACGAGCACAAACCCACACGCAAGCATCATCCAGCGTCTTAAAGGCATGAAAAACTCGTTGTCATTAGAAGAACCAATGCCATTACACGATGTGACTACACTCGACTTAGCAATCAAAGCACTACAAGCACATTCCTAACCGACAAGGGAGATTCCGACAATGAAAACCTGCACGATCTGCAAAGAACAAATTGCCTACCCAGAGATAACAGGCAAAACACACTTCGTTTGTGATGGCCGTGTGCCGGCACGAAAGAACGCCCCATTCATTGAGGGCATGCTGGCATCACAATCATCGGCTGATGCGCGTTGGACAAAACCTGAACAAAACCAAGTTGACGCTGCGATCTTGCACGTTGCGCGCACTAAAGGGTTTTTCACATCTGACGACATTTGGAAGCACCTGGGCGACCAGTTCCCAGTTACCAAGGGCATCGCAGGACGGCTCAATGCAGCTGCGCGTCGTGGCATTATCCGCAACACAGGCGAATTGGCATACGCCCAGCGCGGTGGCGCGCATGACCATGCACAACGCCTATCTGTGTGGGCAGGCATCTGATGGGTTTTGACTTAAGCAACTACGAGACAGTCGAGCAACGCCTTGTCCGCTGGTGGGCTGCATACCCGAACGGGCGCGTCTATACCTGCATGATGAACTACACAGGCGACGCTTGCGTGTTCTACTGCGAACTGTATGCAGACAAGGACGACAAGGTGCCAGTCGCTACGGGCTACGCAGAAGAAATCAAAAGCGACCGCGGTGTCAATGCCACGTCGTTTGTTGAAAACTGTGAAACGAGCGCTATTGGTCGCGCTATTGCCAATTGCCCACTTCAAGCACCTGCGAGTGGCCCTAGGCCGTCACGAAATGAGATGCAAAAGGTTGAGCGCCTAAGTACACCAACCGATACACGGCAAAATCCTGTGCACATACCCTCTGGTGCATTCGCCACGCCTAAACAGATTGGTTACATCAAGAAACTAGCCAAGGACAAAGGCATGGACGATCTTGCCTTGTTGGAAATGATTCAACTGAACTTAGACGATGACAGCGCGGTATTAGAGCTGCTTAAATCGCATGAAGCATCCAAGATTATTGAGCGTCTTAAATGATGTGGTTTCTGTGGGCAAACGTCGTAGGCATTCTGCTTGGCCTGATGCTGACACTATTCGTAACAATGTTTGACGACCCACGCACGGTCGCTGGACGCAAAAGGAGCAAGAAATGACATTGGAAGAAATGATTAGCGCGATTGAACGACTGCAGGCTCTTTACTTGCAGTTGTTACCTGAACAAGGACAAGCCATAGACAAGACTCGATACGCAATCACGCACTTGGCAGACAAGATTTGGACGAAAACGATCTAGTGAAGTTAGACGCCAAGATCAGCGAAGCAGACTTCAAGGACATGGTGATCAGCGTCGCCAAACGTTACGGCTGGCTAGTGCATCACGATCTGCCGGCACAGAACAGTCGAGGACGCTGGATGACAAACGTCCAAGGCGATGCAGGATTCCCTGATCTGTTCATGGTGCACCCATTCCAAAGCGGTCGGCCGCTGGTCATTGAGTTAAAAGCAGAGAAGGGCAAGTTGACGCCTGGACAAAAGATTTGGTTAAACGCTTGTGAGATGGCTGGGTGTCATGCAGCGGTCTGGAAGCCAAGCGACATGGAGTACATTCTCTACACTCTCAGCAATCCCAGACAGTAACAATCGGCTAGTAGCACGACCTACACCGTCGCAAGGTGATCGGGTAACACACGGAAAGCGTGGGTAGATCGGTGCGCCCCAAATCATGCAAGACGAAATGAAATGGGCAAAGCGCCGAGGCGAGTCGTAAACATAATCGACTGAATGCAATGGGTACCAGGATGGGCAATCTGGTGGGTGGAGCATTCACACATCTCTTGACCTGCACATGACATACAGTTAACAAACAAAGAAAGCACAGACATGAACCCGACAACAAACATGACAAACAACAATCGTGGACAAGGCGCGCAAGCGCCGCGTCAGCGCAAGCGAAGCGCGCGAGCATGACACGCAAACTAACCGAACACGACACCACGATCTACAAACAAGCACGAGCAGAACTACTGCGCGACTCACCTACCTGCCATTGGTGCCACAAAAACACAGCAACAGAACTAGACCACCTAGTCGAATCAGACAAAGGCGGAACAATAGAAGACGGCTACGTCGCCAGTTGCAAGCCATGCAACAGCGCACGCGGAGCAACATACCGCAACCGCAAACTCGCAAACGCCAAACAAAACCGTGACAAAGCAATAAACGATTTTTTATACAGCACCGAGATGCCCCCGAGCCCCATTCATCATTTTGTCGCCACCAGCCCCGATCAGCCTGAACTGGCGCCAACTGGCCATGACCGACCGCGCTTGGAAACGATGGTGCCTGACCATGCCGGCTCACTAGCTGGGCTTGTGGGGGACATGGCAAAACAGGTGCTGCACATAGAACTAATGCCTTGGCAACTACATGCTCTTGAGGGAATGCTGGCGGTTGACGCTGATAACAAGTTTGTGCATCGCTCGAGCCTTGTGTCGGTTGCGCGTCAGAACGGTAAGACCACAATCATTCAGGCGCTGATCTTGTTTTGGCTTGTGGAGATGCCCAAGATCAGGGGTGGAAAGCAGACTGTTGTTTCGGGCGCGCACAGACTTGATCTTGCGTGTTTGTTGTTTGATGATCTGTCGCCAATTCTTGAGGAGTATTACGGCGCCAAGATCGTCAAGTCGTACGGGCGTTATCAGGCCACCATGCCAGACGGCAGCAAATGGTGGGTTAAAGCGTTAAAGCCAAACCAAGGGCACGGTATGAGCATCGATCTTGTAATCGTTGACGAGTTATTTGACGTCAACCCCGACTCGGTTGAGGGCGGTCTGTTGCCGGCACAACGCGCACGCAAAAACCCTTTGGCGTGTTTCTTTAGTACTGCTGGCACCGAAGAATCTGTGTTGTTTCAGCGTTGGCGTGAGGCTGGCATTCGAGCCATTGACAAAGGTGAGCCGTCAACGATGTATATGGCGGAATGGTCGCCTGACCCGAGCCTTGACCCGTTAC